GACCGCGAAAGTAAAACTGCCGCACGTGCGCCACTTGATCCACAAACACAAGACCGGCGTTTCGGTGCAACAGATCGCGGACGAATGCGCATGCAGCACCGCTCCCATTTATCGGGCGTTCACCGCCGCCGGCTATCGGCCGCCCGGCAATCGTCACCGTCTTGATGTGGCCAGCATTGTTCACGCCTTCACTTCGGGCACGTCCGTGAACGCGATTGCGACTAAGCACGGCGTTGCCCGCCACGTCATCGTCAAGCGGTTGAAGGAATCCGGTATTGAGCCACGCGGCCGATCCGAAGCGGAGCGCTTGAAGTGGCAACGAATCAAGACCAGCCGCCGTCTTGTGCTTCGGCAGTGCGCGGCCGCATGGTCCGCCCGCCGACAGCACGGAGCGTCGATGACTGAACGTTGCCGTCGTGCCCGTGCGTGCTTTGCGAATCAAAGCAAAATCGGCCGGATGGAAAATGAAACGGCCGCTTTCTTGCGACGGCACGGCTTCGATGTCGTCCAGCAATTGAACGTCGGCCCGTACAATCTCGATATTTCCCTTCGTGAACTGCCCGTCGCCGTGGAAGTCTACTTGATGCGCGCGGGCGACTTTAACGGCCGGCCGGACATACGAACGTCGCCCCAGCATAAACGCCTGAAATACTTGCTGCGCCGTGGCTGGTTCATCGTGTTCTTGATCGGCACCGGCAATAATCCGTTGACCATCGATCTTGCCCGCGTAGGCGATGATCTTGTGACCACGCTGAAGCGCGCCCGCACGGACAAGTCCACACGTGGTAAGTACCGGGTGATTTGGGGACACGGCAAGCCGCCGGCCCGATGCCGTTATAATTTCAACGGCTTGCCCGTCGTAGACTGACCGCATTGCCAAGTCAAAGACACCTTCCACGACCGTGCCCGGCAATAAGCAGTTGCAGCGTTCTTCGGCGGATAGGTCATCGTCACCGGGGTACTGACATTCCTCACCACCGACCACGAACGGCTGATCCACCTGCACAATCTGGCCGTCCGCGTCTGCGTGCGTCTCGCGGGTCCGTTCGTCATCGAGAGCCGACCATTCCTTACCGGCAATCACTCCCATTTCAAATAGTTTCTCGCGGACCGCCTGTTGCCCGCCGTTGAGCATCCCGGTTGTGTTCCCCGTATACAATGAACCGGCAACAAAGTAGCCTTCACAAGTCGTCAAGTTGTAAACATGACCATGCCAATTCTCGATCCATCGCAACGAAAGCACGCGGTCAAGCTTTATCGGCTCGGTCTGAGCCCCCGAAGAATTGCCGCGCAACTTGGCTGCGGCCCGGACGCCGTGAAGTCGGCTATCCGCAAAGCCGGCGTTCGGTCCCGCACGCTGAGCCAAGCACGCGCCAGCTTGTTCCGCTCTGGCTACATCCATCCGCGTCGCATTCTTGATCCCGTCAAGGTAGCCGCTGAATATGCCGCTGGCGTTCCTAGCCCGGTCTTGGCCCGAAAATATCGGGTATGCCCTGGCTCCATCCGCCGTGCGGTGGTTTGCGGTGGCGGAACAATCAGACGTTTCGCGGACGCCATGCGCTTGATCGACCGCAAAGCCGCGAGCGAACGGTGTGCGGTCACAAAAGCGGGCAAGACGCCTCGCGTCGGATTCGGAGAGAAGTCCGTGCAGCGTGCGCTCGTTCGGCTTGGTCAGCCGGCCGTATTGCAACACCCGGTCGGTTCTAAAAACATCGACATAGCCGTCCCGCCCGTCGCCGTGGAAATCTGGTTGTCCAGTTCGTTCCCGACAAGAGACCCATACTGCCGCAAGCGAATCAAATATCTCACCAAGCGTGGCTGGTGGTTCGTCTACGTTCTCGTGTCCCGCCGCACGCGACAACTCCGCGCCACGGCCGTGGCCAAGCAGATAATCGCTCTCTTGCAAATCGCCAAGACCACGCCAGCCGTCCGGCGTCAGCATTGGGTGGTTCGGGGTTCCGGTCAGCTTGCGGCCGTGTTCGGTGACAAGCTGAACCATCGGCCCCTCGTACCATCGCCGGTAAACCGCCGTCACGTTCGCCGCATTGACCACTGAATCAGCCGTTAAGCATTCCGTGCGAGCCGTATTCATGGCCCGCGCCCTAGTGCCATCCTCCCCCATCACGTCTTCCAACTTGTCCGCCACTTCTCTACCGGACAATCCCTCCTGCACGCCTTCGTTGACGGTTTCGATGATCTTTTCGCGGATCGAGTCCGCCATGTCTTGCCAATAGGGTTTCTCCAATAACCCGTCAGCGATTTCCTCCACCGCCTGCACGATGTCCGGCGGCATGTCGATGCGATGGGTCAGCGGGTCCGGCGGTGCTTTCAACCAGCGCACGACTTGGAACCGATGCCGCGGCGCCCAAAGGTTCCATTCGTGTTGTGCCCCGGCCAGTGCCAGTGCGTACAGAACCGGGCGGATTTTTTTCTTGAAGTTGGCTTCCCACGTCCCGCGTGGCATGGCCCGCTGGACGGCCTCGTGCACATGGTGCCCCTTGCCGATTTCCTCTTGCACGCGCAGCACGGCCGCCCGGAGTATTGGCGCAATGACCTTGGCCAACTCTTGCTCCCCGCGTCCGTGCGCCTTGAGCCATTGCGAGATTTTTTCAGCGTGGGAAAGGCTCTTACCGTACTGCCAAAGGAAAGGGCCGGACGGGAATCAACTTCCCGCCGCCTCCTCCTTCCGTTGGGGTTGGGGCGGTCGGCTCCGCGGCAGATCCACCACCGGCAGGCGGCGGTTTTCCACCACCGGCTGCCCCGCCGCCACCGGCAGGTGGTGTCGGTTCCACGTAGCCGCCACCGTCCAGATCGAACGGCACCAGCGTGTTGGAAATCAAAGCGATGTTGCCGCCCGGCTTCGGCGGCTTGTGATACTCGGCGCGCAGATCGTTCAACGTCATGGCGCCATACTTCATCAACTGGTCGTTCTTGGACCGCTCCTCATCGGGATCGTAAGCCGTGGACGGTTCCAGGTAACACAACAACCGCTCGCCCTTGCGTGCGAACACCGGCGCCACGAACATCGTGAGAAATTGGGACAGCAACTCCGATTTCGGGTTGACGGTCCAGTTAAGGAAGTGGTCTTCGGCAGCCGCCGACTGTGCCCGGTTGGCGCCCTCGACTTGCCCCATGATGATCGGATTGACGCCGAAGCCCTGGCAAATTTCCTCTTTGGAAATGAGCCGCCCTTTCGGGAAGTCCATGTCCCGCACGGACCGGCTGATCGGATCGATCTTTTCGATGAAGCGGTCCAGAATGACCGGCTCATCCCAATTCATCAAGCCGCGATACAACGCCCGAAGCCGGGTCACGAGTTGCGCCCGTTGATCCTGCGTCAGTTCGATTCTGGGCCCTTCCTTGCCGTCCGGTCCAACCGTCTTGCCGACCGTGATGGCCAGCGCGGGGTTGAGTCCGTTTTTGAAGGACCGCCGTTGCGCCTCGCGCATGGCTTCATCGACCACGATGGACCGGGCCAGCGGTTGCAGCGTCCCCGTGGCGGAAAGCGGATTGGACGGGTCCGGGTAATAGATCCGCGCGATTTGCCAGCCGGGAACCGTCACGGGTTGCGTGGCGTTCCCCGGTCGGATTTCCCACGCGGAGAAAAGCTGCCCGTTCTCGTACTTCGGCGTCACCCAATTAGGCGGCAAGGGCCAGATGGTCCACCCGGCCGGCGATTGCGGAGTGGGCACCATCCACCAGTAGGAAACACCGCACATTTCCAGATGCGCCACGGTCACAAACTTCAACACCCAATCCGGCATCAACTCATTGGGATAGGTCAGCGTGTCCAGAAGCGGGTGCGCAACCAACACGTCCATGTTTTCTTGTTGCGACTTCAAGGCGCGCGGCAGTTGCCATTCAAATGGTTGCCGGAGCCAGCGTTTTCCACGCGGTGGCGTGCCCCGCAGCATGGCCAGCATGATCTTTTGCCGCGCGATCGCCTGCCCAATCACACGGATGCACGCATAACACCAGCCGATGTAATGGCGAAGTTGCTCCTCCCGACCGGCCAAGGTTTGCTGTTGCTGCCCCAGCGCCGTGTTGAGCGCTTGCTGGCCAACATCGCCCACACCCCACGGGGTAGCAACGCCTCCCCCGCCGTCGCCGTTCATTGGTCCCGCGGCGCGATAAATCATGGACCAATCGGACGCTTCCGTGTCACGCAAGGCAATGTCGAGCGCCATGGGGGTCCACTCCGGGAGCCGTGACAAAAATTTGTCACGACTCGGTTTTACGCTGGTTTTTCCGCAGTCTGTGCGGTGGCCGCGGCCTTAGCATTGGCCCGGCACTCTTCGGACTCGAAGAAAAGAACGTCCATATGGACGCCGGGCGAGCACTCGATAAAGCGCAACTTGTGGAGATTGTCCGGGCCGAACAGAAATTCCTGGCCATCTTCCAGTAGGTATCCCGTGGTCGGCGTTGGGTCGATGCCGTCATACCGATAGCGCACGTTGCCTTCCATGACGGTCACGAGCGCATGGACGGCAGCCGATGGCACCGGGCCAAAGCCGCACGCTTGTGCCATATCGACCAGAGCGCGAAAGCCGCATCCTTTGCCCATTGGTCACCCCCGTACCAACAAGATTCCAGACCGCCGGCGCGCCAGCCAGTCCAAGTGCAACGCCGGGTCGTTCCATTCGAGTTGAAAGACGCCATGCCGCCACTCGGTTGCAATGCTCCCACCCTGCATGTACGCACGGCCTTTTGAATCGTGTTTGACCACCAACGCCTCACCCTTGTCCGTGTCGAGCCGCATCACTTCCAACTCGTAGCCGTTCTGGTCATAGATGCGGCACGTCGGCGGCGGATCAGAGTCAAGCATCCAATCATA